CTTGCCTATTCGTGGTGACGATGGTGCTGTTGCGGCAGCTGTTGATGCTGATGCTCAGTACAAGATCATGGGTGGTACTACCCAGTTCGCTACGTTTGCTAGCCAGTTTGTTAAGACTGAAACCCTACGTTTGGAAAGCCGTTTCGGTGATGCCATCCGTGGCTTGAAAGTATACGGCTACAAAGTCGTACAGCCTACTTCTGGTGTTTTGTTAAACGCTAAGAAGGACGCTTAAATAAATGCCCTCATCTCGATTCGTTCGGGGTGGGGGTTTTTTTTGAGGAACGATTATGTCAGAAGGTGAAGCTCTAAAAATCGAGTCTGCGGTATCTGAAGCAGATCTAAAACTTATTGAAACCATGTCGAAAGATTCTCTTGAAAGCTACGTTAAGCAGCATTTCAGTATCGATATGGATAAACGCATCAAGGCCAGCCAACTAAGAGCCGATGCTACGGAAATGGTCATGTCGGCTTTGGGTCTAAATAAGCCAGCGGTTGAGAAGAAAGAAACCAAGCAGCCAAAGAAAAAAGCCAGTCTTCAGTTTGTTCGGAATCCTGTTGATGGTTTTCCTTACCCCACCGTTCCATGGGCTGAACTAAATCCTGAATGGCTATCATGCGATTCAAGTGGAAAGTTAATCTAGGAGTTATCCATGGCCGTCACGTTAGCCAAAGATATTATTAACCGAGCTAAGATCGTATTACAAGATACCGGCTCGTCAGGTACGCGGTGGCCAAACTCTGAACTTCAGTATTGGTTAAACGATGCTCATAAAGAAGTCATATTGTATCGGCCTGATGCCAATACTATTAACGAAGAGTTTACTCCTGTCGCAGAATCTTCTAAGCAGACTATTCCAGCTAACGGGTTGAGGTTGATGGAAGTTACTCGGAACACCGCAACAACTTCCACGTTTAAAGCTGCTCGGTTAATCCAACGATCTGTTCTTGATGATCAAGTTCCTGCATGGCATAACGCCACGCCTTCAACGAACATTGATCATTTTGTTTATGACGAGCGCGATCCCAAGACATTTTATTTGTACCCCCGACCTAATTCTTTAGCAAGGATAGAGATTATCTATTCAACATTGCCCGCTGAAATTTCGATTGTAAATGCAGACGAAACGTTCAATGCAGCAGCCGCAACTACGATGATAGGTATAGATGATATATACGCCAATGCTCTGTTGGATTTTATTCTGTATCGAGCCTATAACAAAGACGCTGAGTTTGCAGGCAATGCGACTCGTGCTCAAGTTCATATGATGGGCTTCGCTTCTTCATTGGGTGTTAAATCCAAGATCGATGCTTCTAGTGCGCAGATGAGAGCAGTTCAAGGCGCAGATGCAGTTAACTCTTAGGAATACCCATGGCTGATATAAAGTTAGAAGACCTTGTACCTGACGTTGTTGTCGAGATTCAAGGCGCACCTTCATTCACTATTATCCATTCACTGCGCAGGGCAACTTCTGAGTTGTGTGAGCGAACCCTAATTTGGGAACACACGGAAGATACCTTGGATTTATATGCTGGTGAAGTAGAACATGATCTTCCCATTCCAAGAAACGCAGAACTTGTGCAGTTAATATCCATATCTCGAAAGGGTGCTGAGTTAATTCCAGTTCAAGTCAGAAAGATTTATCAGCAGCAGGGTGATCCAGAGGATCAGACTCGATGGGGTGTTCCTACTTACTACTCCACAGACGGCATATTAACCACGAGACTGTCACCCATCCCCTTGGCTGATGAAGAACTAGAGTGCCGACTTGCTTTAAAGCCTAAGCAAAATGCAACTACGATTCCTTACGAGCTAGGTGTTCGATGGCGCACTGCTATTGAGACTGGAGCCAAACACTTCCTTTGCATGATGGCGAATACCGAATGGTACGACCCCAATCGTGCGGCCTATTACAGGCAACTATTTGATCGTGAACTTGCTAGGGCAAAGGTTGCTCAGATGCAAGGTTACGACAGTACAAATCTCCGCGTTAAGTCAGTTCGATTTGGAGCGTAGGGGCGCTGGCCCAATCCTGCACTAAATAGTGCAACTTAAAACCTTATTTGGAGTTAGCAATGTCTAAGTTTTCTGATTATCTTGAGACTCAAATTCTCAATTCCACCTTGAAGGGTGGTACATTTCCTACTATTACTACAGCCTATTTAGCTGTATTCATCGGTGATCCTACTGACGCGGCTTCTGGTGGCGCTGAAGGTTCATGGACTAACTATGCCCGTCAAGCAATGTCATTTGGCACTATTTCTGGTGGAGCCGTTAACAGCTCAACTCAGATTCAGTTCCCTGCATTGGTCGGGTCTAACGTCACCATTAGTCACATCGGCATTTTCGATGCGGCAACCAGTGGCAACATGCTTTACCACACCAACTTGGCAACGTCCAAGACACTAACTGCTGACGATGTACTGTCGTTTGCTGTCAGCGGTGTTACGGTAACACTAGACTAAATGAATTTTTCCGCACTCAATACACACGCGATTGGTGTTATCTCTGCTTCGGCAGGGGTGACAACAGTTGAGGGTGCGGCATCATTCAGTGCAGGGGCATCTGCTTCTGCTCAAGCAACTTTACACTCTCATGCTACTGCTACTGTAATCAACTCAGTCGCATTAACAACAACGCAATCTGTTGTTCGTTTTGCCATGGCTACTGCCACACTAGGTTGTAACGCAGCTGCAAACGTAGAAGGGTATCGAGTTCAGTTTAGTAACGCTGAAATAGTTTGTGCAGCAAGCAGTGATGCTAATGCTGTTGTTTACAGGCAAGCAGTCGTGTACGTTACGGCTCAAGCAACAAATGTTGCTGTAGGATCGAGGGTGGCCTACGCGTCTGCTTCATTACAAGCAGAGTGTAACCTAACCGCTAACTCAGGTAAGGTCATCTTCGCTCAATCCACAATGGAAAGTGGATACTGGACAGCCCCAATTTACAGTTGGGTAAACACCTATAATGTCATCTGGCGTAATTCTGGGGTCTACAACCTAATTGGTGGTCTCCCCACAAACAATAGTGATGTTGCTGGTCGCTTCAGCGTCAGTGATTCTACTTGGCAGGCAGCATGGGGTTACGGCGGCTGGTTTGACAGGTACATTACAAATCAAAGCGACTACCAAACGGGATTGCCTTACCACACGGCGCAGGGTAGTGGTTCATCTTCTGTATATGCTTACTATGTACAGCAACGGCAAATTACAACTCAACCACAATGGGTTACAACTTTTCACTACCCAAGCGCAGCATTGTCTGCAACTGCTACAGTACATACAGTCTTTTACGGCACAGCTGATATTGCCGCTTTTGCTACATCTTCAGCTACTGCATCAAATACATTAAATGTTTCTGGGGACATTACCGCTAGCGCAGTAGTTACATCCTCGGCTTATAAGTCTAAGTCTGCTTCTGCCAACATCGCAGGCTCTTGCTCAGTTATAGCTTCAACTTCAGGCATAGTTTCAGCTGAATCTGATATAGCAGCATCAAGTGATGTAACAGCATCAAGCTACGTTATTGCTAACGCATCGGGTTCCTTTACTGGTTCAAGTCTAGCCATCTCAGTTGGTGAAAAGAAAGCAGTTGCTCACACGACTTTACTTGCAACGGCGGCAATGTCCTCTAGTGCAAATGCTTATCGAGGCGTGCAGGCATCTATCAATGCGACTGCCGATTCTTCCTCATCTACCTTTATAGTCAATCCAGCAACAGCCAGTGTCATCAGCTCTTGCTCAGTTCTATCAGAAAGCTCAGCGCAAGCCTCAGCCCAATGTTCTGTAGCGGCACAAGCTAATCTAAGTTCATCTGCACACTGTATCCTTCAATCAAGTGCTGGCGTATCCGCATCAAGTGAAGTCGATTCATCAACCTATGTCGTATGGGATGCCTCTGGTGCCTTTACTGGTTCAAGTCTAGCGATTTCAGTTGGTGAAAAGAAAGCGGTGGCACATACCACTTTGTTTGCGAGCGCTGCATTAACTGCCGCTGCAACTTCAGGAGCATTCTCTTCTGCACAGGTTGCTGCTCAATCTAACTTCACCGCAACCGCGAGTATTATCCATGACGTAAATGCTAGTGTTAGTGCAAGCAGTTCATTATATACATCACCGAACACACTTTCTTTTGTAAGCGCAGCCCTTAGTGGCTCCGCCTTAATTACCGTATCATCAAATGCCGTTGTTGAAGCCTTAGTTACGATTACCGCTGTATCAGAGTTAACGGCTACAGCTAATTTAGTTGTAGATGTAGATGCAGTATTTGATTCATCGAGCAATGTAACTGCTGAAGCCATAGCGATTTCTGGTGCTCAAGCAAGCGTTGCTGGATCTAGTTCATTATCAAGTGTTGGCTATAATGTATCCTCGGCTAGTGCAACCTTTATTGGCTCCAGTATTGCCATCTCAGTTGGCCATAAGAAGTCAGTCGCTCATACAACCATCAATGCTAGCGCAGCCGTTTCTAGCGCGGCTAACTCTGAGGTTTACAACACAGCTTCAGTAGCAGCGTCAGCTGTTGTGAGTTCGATTGCAGCTAACTATTCATCTGCTCAAGCCAGTTGTGTCGCTCAGAGTTCTGTTTCAAGTTCAGCATTTAATACTGCTAATCCAAATGCAGCTATTATCGCTCATGCAAATACATCGGCTACGACTGCTACTATACACTTTGCAACTGCGAATATTGATGGCTCTTGCATTATTGCTAATGCGCCATCTCTTATTATTGATGTATCCGCAGCGTTGTCTGCTTTTGCTGTTTCCATATCAGTTGGTAATAAGATTTCAGTTGGGCATGCTCAGTATACAGGCAGTGCCAACCTAACGGCTGTAGCACAGGCTAGTAGTAATGGTCAGGCAACAGTTACTTGTAGCGCCTCGGTTTCAAGTTCGGCAATTGCAGCGAGAATTATTCAAGCTGAAGCCCATGTGTTGGATAGTTTTGATGTAACCCCCGGCTACTGGATACCTTCGTACACGACTAATCAAGACTTTAATGCTGCGTTTTACTGGGTGCATTATTTAGGTCGTGAGGTATATTTTACTTATACACCTGAATCTATAGCCCCGTATTACAGTAACAATACATATACAGGAACTAATATTGTTTCTGCAATAAAATCTGTTTTAGATTCTGGAGCACCAGCAGGAACTTCATATGTTAGTTATCTAACCTCCGCTCAAAATAGAAATGGAGTATCTGGTTTCAATGGTGGCCTTAAGCGAAGAGTTACCACTACACACCCTGCTGTTTGGGTTGCGCCAGTATATACACCAACAGGCTACACACCTAATGCTCAGGTTGTGGTTTCAGATGTAAGTGTCCTTAGTGGTAGCTTCGCCTACCCAACAGGATCTGCTGAGGTTACTGCAACAGGTACTCGAGTTTGTATAGGCATAGTAGACTTAACTAGTGCAGCATCAGCTACGTCAACATCGTTTAAAGTAAGATTCATTGACGCATCAGCAGCAGTTAATGCTTCGGCAAACTTATCGTTAAGTGGCGCTGTTGACATATTTGGATCAGCCCAAGTATTGGCCGATGCTGAAGCGACAGCTGAAAGCTTTAACACTGTGTTTGCTAGTGGCACATTCAGTGGATCTAGTATAGCGATCTCTGTCGGTAACAAGAAGGCTGTAGGCCAGACTGATATTGTGGCTAATGCGCTACTATCTGCCACTTCATACAACGAAGTTCCTGCCTTAGCATCGGTCAGCGCTTCCGCAGGCATAATTGCTGTTGGAAGGAGTGTAATCCAAACAGCGGCTCTGTCAGAGGCTACCGCAACAGCCAGCATTTATGCCTCTGCCTACCTATCAGAATCAGTTGCCAGTGCGTCAGTGAACGCAGGTGCTTCTGGTTTTGCTGATGGCGACACGTTAATAGGTGCTACAGCAAGGGTATCTGATGAAGGATACCTTACCCCAGCAGTATTCCATCCAGAAGTATTCCATCCCGCTGTAATTATTGCGGGGTATTGGGTTCCAGCTGTGTGGGAATGGGTAGTCGTAGGACACACAGTATTTGTGAATGGGTCTTATAGTTATGGCCCTGTCGGATCAGGATATAGATTCATATATCCCGGGACAACTACTT